TAAAGGGATCCATTCTTGATCTTTAAACTTAATGTTTTGTTTTAATCCCTTTTTCTCTTTAAATGCATCTAAATTAAAATTTGATTGTATTTCTGCAGAGACTGCCTCCGATAGTGATTTTTTCTTTCTCGCCATGTATTATTTTATTTATTAAAACGGTAAATCGTTTTTTTCTTCTTTGTCATCCTTAAATAAATCATCAAACTGATCTACTTTAGCTTTACCTTTATTAGTATCTAATGAGTAATTTTTTTTCTCACCATCAAATGGTACAGCTGGTTCTGAAGAAATATCACCTTCTTCTCCATCTGGGGATAAAAATTCTTGTAATCCAGCTTTAACTTCTTCAAAAGTAAATCTTTTAAATACTTCTATTGGGTTAGGTTGATTTTCTAATAAAGATTTAACAACATTTTCATCACTAGATAATGGAGTTGTTTTTAATGATGGTCCTACTGATGTTTTGTTATAAGGTGTTCCTGTTACCTCAGGTCCTACAGTAGTTAATTTAATATCTCTACCATTTACAATATCAGTAAAATCTCCAATTTCATCATCAGAAGCCATATTTAAGAAATCTTGGTATACTTCTTTACCAAATTGCCATAACTTAACACCTTCATCTTCTTGTCCTCTTATTATAACAGGAGCAAAAATACGAGTTTTAGCGTCTAATTTTTTAGCTAGTCTCCAATTTTCTTTATCTCCACTTTGACGTAATTGTTTTGTGAATTCTTGAATTGGATCTTTTTCATTCCAGTTTTGAGGTGATGCCATTACTCTTGGTCCAATGCCATAGTAAAATAACATTTCTGTAAATGGAATTTGTTTATTATATTTGTTAGGTACTACTCTAACAACTTGCTTACCAACTGAAGGCTTCCAAAATAATGAACTACCTCCTTTTTTTGTATTTGTAGATTGCTTGTTTAACGATTCTAAGCGTTGTTTAATTAGATTTAAATCCATAATAACTTTTTTTTTGTTTATAACGTTTATTAATGTGGTGAATATACGAACGAATGTTCGGTTTGCCTAACTATACTTCAAGAATTTTATGAATTTTAGTCTTTAATTGCTTCAATTCATCTCTTTGAGTAAGTAAAACTGTATTTCTATAATGCTGCCAATCAATTGGAAATTTGGTATCAACTACTCCTCCATTTAATTTTTTAATTAATTCATTCAATGCATTTATAGTATACAATGTGTTTGATTCTTTTTTTCTATGTACTAGAATCGTATTTTGTGGTAAGCTATCTAGATTTGCCTGATCAATATTATATGTGCAAACATATTCGTCATTGCTTTTAATATGCAATACAAATATTTTATTATACATAATGTCATACTTAGAAGTAAGACCTTCAATTAGTGAGTCTAACTCATCTAATGTAGTAAATGTGCAAAATAATTTGTTGTTCAAATCTTTTATGTTTAGTGTAGAGAATTCGTTAAAATCATCTACAGTATACATATTAACAGGTTTATCTAAAATCGTAGTTGTTTCCATAACTTTCTTTTATTTGTAATTTATATTTTTTTATTATTTGTTTAATTTCATCAATCAAATCTTTTTCTCCTTCCTTAAAATCAAACAAAAACGAATCATAAGTATATAAGACTAGCTTAGTTTCTCGATTTCTTAATGATTTAAATATGTCCCACAATATACGAACATTCATTGCGGTCTCCAAGTTTTGTAGCACATAATTCAATAACTTTTGAGGTTTCATGTCCTCTAATTTATCTTTTCTATACACATGCTTTGAAATAGGACATTCAATCCAGCCCTCTTCGTTAAATCTTTGCCACAAATCATCCACATATATTTGAACTCTTTGAAAAAACTCCAGATTTTTAAACTGCTCGAATACTCCTCCGTATAGTTGTTTGAATGTTAGCTCTTTAGATTTTTGGTAATCCACTCCATACATTTTTGCAAAGGCCTTGTGAATATCTTCATCACCAAAATCATACCCCACCAACAACCCCAAAAGAGTAGGATGATAAGCAGCAATATCCAACTCAATAAACTTATCGTTACGTGGAATAAAGCTCTTCCTACATCCATTATCTTTGTTAAGTGCTGCATAATTGATTCCATTAAATTTATTTGCGGGTCTAGTTGTTAATGTTTTAAAGTTGTACTGCGTGTATACGTATTCGCTACGCTCATCGTAAAAGTGCGATTTGAATTCATCTCTATTAATTCGTATACCACTTTGCTCCACGGCGTTGAAAACCACTGTGGCTTTGTTGTTGTAAAAGTCGTTGATTGGCTCATTTATTTTTAATTTTAAATCGTTAAATATCGTTTCACAATATTCATAATGTTTAACTATTGGTACTATTCTATTTATGTCTTTTTTATCGGGATATTTGTAATAAAGGAATTGATGAGTTGTTGTTTTTTCTGGTATATACGTAGGTGTATTTAATGTAATGTCAAAAAGCTTTTGTAATATCAAATAGTGTAAAAATTCTTTCTTATCACGCACATACACCTTATCTAACGCGTTTAATATACATTTTATTGCGTCTATACCAACATTTAATGTCTCGCTATGGTCATTCGTCAATATAAACCCTTTATTACTATTTAACGGACGAATGTAAACAGCACAAATCCCATTGTTTGTGGGATGTTCGAAATGGTTATTAGGAATTATTTCAACAAAGGCTTCACCTTTAGCATAATTTTTAAATAACTCTAACTGCTTATCATCTTCAACTAACCAAAACATAACTTTTATTTTGGTTCAATATACGATTATTTTATTTATAATCCAAGTTTAGTCATAAATTTGGGTCAAAACTATATCTTTACCTTTACCATGATATTTACCTGTCATAATAGTTCCATCTAACATAGCATGATAATAACCAATATATGCAGTTCCATCAGGTAGCACAAGACCATCTTCTCCATTTGAATATAATACTTCTGCACTATTTCTTGCAAAATATTGAATGTAATTACCCATTAAATATTGGGCTAATCCTTTTTTTCCTAATCTTTCTTCTACTAGTTGTATTTGATTAAAATTTGTTTGTTCTACATCTTCTTCATTCCCAGTTATAACCCAATCAAGAACAAATATAGAATATGTTATCCAATCATAATTTGGATCCTGATTGTCAAATTTATCATATTCAACTTGACTTATTTCTGTAAAAATGGGTTCATTAACTTTTACACAGAAATATCTAGTAAATTTTCCTAATTTATAATCTTCATCTGTTGGTGTTGGGTAAAATTCTTGTGGTAAAAATGTAACTCTACTCATATCTATTGCTCGAATTGCATTATAAGTACTTACTAATTCCATATTTTGGTATTGACCTGGTACTGTTTCTTTATTCCAATTATAAGCATATTCTTGAACATCATTACCCTCTTCTATTATTGGTTCAATTGTAGATTTTCTGAATGGAACTAATTCTTCTTGGGGAGTATCATTTGGGTCAACACCTGAGAATATTTTTCCATTATACATTAACCAATATGAACCCACATATTCATTACCAGTAATAAGAGATTGATATTCACCTCCTCTAGTGTATTGATCAGTTTTTATTTTATTCTTAGGTATATACATTATTATTTATTTGCTCCTTGACGTTGAAAATCACTCATTGATCTTCCATAATTCTTCTTTATTTTTTCTTTTTGACTTGCTTTGTATATTTGTAGTGAAGTTTCCCAATTCCAATTTTTATTATTATTCCATAAATTTTCTGCTTGTAATGAAATTCTACCTAATTTATTTACAAAGATTCTTACTCTTTCTTTTGCCTTTTCAGAATTACTTAAACCACCTTGTGAAACTGTTGCTCCTGCTTGAGTATTAGATGTAATATCTACTACATCCATATACCAATTTTCAGCACCTGCTAAAAATGTTGTTACATTTCCCATTTTTTGTATATTCATGTCTCTGTTTGTTCGTTCAAACCGATCAACACCTAAACCTGTACGTTCTTTAGTAATTTGAGAATCAGGATGTGCAGACATAAAACCATTTCCAATTTTTATATTTGGTCCTTGTCTATCTGGTACGGTTCCTCCATACATAAGTACATTTGTTTGAATTTCTCCTTTACCTCCATATAATTGATTAAAATCATAATTATTTTTACCATTTCCTATTAACCATACAGCACCTGGGTATTTTTGATTAGGGTCAAATACACACAAATATCTATCTCCTCCATTATATAAGTTTTGAGATTCAGAATTTCCACCTATTGTTATTGCTAAAGTATCAATAACTGTTGATTGATCCGTAGCTAAAATTTCTAATACACCTAAAGTAGCATATTCTAAATCTTCTACTAATGTTAAAACCATTCTTAATTGAGAATTAGTTGGATCTGTAGATCTTGTAGCTTGATTAGATCTATAATTATTATAAGATCTCTTTGAAGTAGCACCACCTGCTCCTCCTTTTTTACTTTTAGATGTTCCAGGTTTTCTTAATTTGATTTTTGGTACGGATTGAGTACCTAGTTTAGTTATCCAAGATTCTTTAGTAACCTCATGATCAACAGATTGAACTATAATTTCTACTGAGTCTTTATCATAAGAGGGAGGAAGAATTTTTTGATCAATTTCAAATCTTTGCATCATTACTATACCAGACATACCATCTATATCCATATTTAAATTAAAAGGTAGGAAAAATGGAGCAGCTAATGTTCCTGATCCTCCTTTAGATGGTTCTTGTGTGTAAATTCCGTTTAATAATTGATGGTAAGCAGTTCCATAACTATTAAAAGCTGCCATATCATCACCATACCAATTTCTATCACGAAATACATCAGTAAATAATCCTCCATCAGTACTTAAACTTTTTCCTACCCAAGTTTGATCCCACCACCCTTCTGAGAGTAAACCTTTTACAGTTTTTGAAAATTCTTTAAATTGAACTACTTTTGGATCTGTTGGTACGGAATTAGAAGTTACTAATGATTTTGTTGGAATAACTCTATCTATTATACCTGTGTTATAATTTGAAAATGACGTAGCATTTCCACTTGCTTGGTTACCATTATTTTGGGCTCCTATAGATATCATTGTTGAAAAATTAGAAGGAATACTAGCATCAATGCCTAAATTTCTAACAATACTTCCTCCTCTTTGTGTTGGGTTATTAGAAGAAAATCCAAAAGTATTAAATCTACACATTTTACTTTTATATGTTATTGGTGGATTTCCTGAAAATGTTTGTGGGATATCTTCTATAAATCTAACCCTAGCACCTTCATCAGGTAATTTTAATCTAACATTGTTTATACCTCCTAAATTAATGTTTATTTCATCTAATAATATCCTTAAAAACTCAAATAAATCTTTTTCATTTTTTTGTATATTATTAATCTTTCCTTTTTGATTTAATAAAATAGTTGCTACACGATTAACATTTACATAAACATTAGCTAATCTGCCTAGACCACTATTATATACCCACCCACTACCACTAAACAAACTATTATAATTTTTTTCACCAGATGTTAAGTCTGGAAATGATGTTGGGAAATTTTCAAGTTGTGTTAAATATTTTCTTTCTAAATCATTTAAATTATGATTACTATAAGGAATCATATAATGTTGAGGAGAAATAGGAAATTGACCTTGTAATCTCCTTATTAAATTTTTATCTTTTTTAAGATTATCAAATTGTATATCAAAAGTAAATATAGGAGCTCCATTTTTACCATTAGTAGGAACTATATTTTTTTGAATTAAAGCCATAAGAAGGCCAAACTTTACATATATTTGAGGAGTATAATTATATTCATCAGTATTAGTTCCAACCAAACCTAAAATTCCATTTTCAAATGTAATATCTTTTTTGAAAAAAGTACCACTATTACTTATCATTGGGAAATTTTTAATCGTATAATTTTTTTGAATATCTGTACCCTTATCATCAAGTAAAGTTCTTACCTGAGCCCCTGTATCCAGTTTTGTTGTTTGATATATAGTAAATAAATTTTGTATTAAAGTTCCTCCAGCTTGACCAAGAGCTACTAATGGAATTGCTCTTTTTGATTTTTCTTTTTTTGTTTCATTACTTTCTTCCTCATTATTTGTACCGTTAGAGGTTTTTTTACTTTCATCTGTTGGAGTACTTACATTTAATTTTAAACTTTCAATTACTTCCCCTAATCCTCTTAAATCTACAGTACAATTATAACTTCCATCAGGATCCATAGACCATTTAAAATTAACTATTTTTCCAAAAACTGCTTCATAATTTCCACTTGTTCTTTCTCTTTCTTCTTTAATTGCTTGAATAATCTTATATTGATTGTTTTGTGTTTTTCTATTAGGATTTAATAATAAACTTAAAGCTGGTGTAAAGAAAGAATCTTGATTTTGTAGTGTAACTTGATCCCCAGTAAGTAATTGATCATTAAGATTAGTTTGTAAATAAGCACTCCATCCAAATTCTAATAATAAAGTATACCCAGGACGCATATATAATGCATCTATTAAAGCAAATTGAGTTCTACTATAACATTTAATATTAATAGTTGTCTTAGTTAGAGCACCATCATTTTCATATTTTACACTAGCTCCTGTAATACCAGGCATAGGAACAAGTCCCCTTTCAGTTGTACCACCCCAACCATAAGCTCCTGATAAATTATTTGCATTAGAAGTATTTAAAGCTGTTGTATTTAAACCAGAATTTAATTTTATGTTATCATTAATATCAAGAGATAAAGCTCCTCCTTGTAGTATAAAGTTTTTAGCAGCTGCAATACCTTCAATTTCATTTCTATTTATGCCTGGTAGACTTAATAATCTATCTAAAGTACCATATGAATTTGTTGATTTTATATTAACAGAGGATGCTAATCTAAGCCATGGGGTTTTTGACTGTTGGTAAAGTAAATCTTGGTTTTGTTTACCAACTACAGCACCTGTTTCAGGATCATATTTAGCTGCACTTTTTCCTAAAGAAATTTCTCTTTGTTCAATTTGATTAGTTACCCAGTCTTGAAAAGGTCCTCCTTGAATATTTCCTATAGCCATTATTGTTCATTTAAAATGTTATAACTATCAACTATATCGCTTACATTTTGAGGGATAGCTATTACTGAACCTGGGGATAGATAAAGTGATCCAAAACTTACTTCATTAGGGTTTCTAATTGATATTATCCAATATAAAGTAGTATCACCATAAAACTGAAACGCTAAAGAATCTAATCTATCACCAAACTCTGTCTCAACATAAATATCACTTTCACGAGCTCCAAGCTCAGGATAAGAAACTGTATTATAATATAAATCACCTATAGTTCCTATATAAGGATTTTCGTTTCTTATTTGTTGTATTTTTTGATATCTATTCATTATTTTCTATTTTATACTCCTAAATTTTGTGGTAAATCATCTGCTCCTAAATTGGGGGGTATAACATCTCCTTTACCTGTTATTGATGAGGCAAAATTATTTTCATATACATCATCATAATTTGATGTTGAATTATTATTTGCTAATCCTATATATTTTTGATCTGGATTTAATATGTTTATTAAATTACCAGATTTATTTGCTAATGCAGGGATAAATTTATGAATTGGAGTAAATTGTAATCCTGTTACTTTAATCATATGTGGTAATTGTTTAACACTTTGGTCTTGTGAACCTGATGTATCAATTGCTATCTCCCATGTAGATTCCATAGGAACTGTGTAATTTAAACCTTTTATAATTCCAGGTTGGTCAAATAAATATCCCCCTACTGTCATTTTAACTAAATTTCCTCTCATATAACCTGCTTCACTATAATCTGGGGCTAATGTTGATGCTAAATAATTTAACTTTTTATACATTGGAATTAATTCAGCTTTTGATTGAGCAAAAACTGTAAAACTAATACTAATATCTCTATTAAATCCAGCATAATTATATAATTTTTCTCCTCTACCTACATATTGAACTTCATTCCAATCAGCACCATAACTATCACTAAATTCATCTAAAAATGCTCTAAAATGTATGTAAGTATTAGTAGCTCCTTGATCATAATTATTAATTACAGCTATATTAAAATTACAATTATCTCTTGTTGATTTAAGATTATCTACTGCTGAACCTGTATACATAGCTAAAGCATTTATTTTGTCCAATGCTGTTTTTGCCATACTACCTGATGGTGAAAATGCATAATTCCAAACATTTTTCTTACCAAGACCAGGATCTCCCATGCTATCTGTTGTGGGATTTGATTTTCCAGGATCCCCCTGGTTAAACATAGTATTTTTGTTTTGAGTTACATAATCTGGGGCTAATGATAGTATTGAAGATACAGGTGCATTTCGTTGAAATCTATCATGTTGTCTTTTAACTTCTCTAAAATCAGCAGGATTTAATTGTTGTCTATCACCAACATTATTTAAAGAGGCAGTATATAATTGTTGTTGGTCTAATAATTCTGCACCATAATTCCACATTATATATTCATTTGAAGTAGTACTTTGTAAAGATCCACTACCTCCTTCGTATACATTAGGTAAAAAAGTTCTAAGACCTCCTTCTGGTTGGGCAGAATAGTTATTTACTTCTGCAAGATTTAAACTATAACCTTCTTCTAAATCAGATAATAATTCAAAAAAACCACCTGGGCTGTCTCCTTCTATTTGAGCATTTAAAAATGAGTTAGTTGCTCCTTTATGAAATATATTAGATTTAATTATAGCAGAACGACGTATATTTACAGCTGCACTTTCATTTCCTGTAATGTTAGGTTCAAGTTCTTGAAAAAATCTAGCAGAATTTAAGGCACTATAATCGTTAGGACCTGTTACTTGTATAAATGAAGGTCCTCCATCAGTACCTTTAGGTAATTTTACATTTTTTAATCCTGTTCTTTGATCTGCAAATCTAATATTAGTTTTTCCAAATAATAATATAGAACCAGGACCTCCACCATAATTTAATATATTAACACCTGCATTATCTGGGTTTAATGTAATATTTCCTCCATTAGTTTTTGCTTCAGATCCATAATTTATTCCTTCATTTAATAAAACTAATCTATTATTGAAAGCCCAAGACCCATCTTGAATTATATTTTGAGTATTTATAGTACTAAAATAACTATTTATTCCAGCATTATTTGATTTTTCGTCACCAAAATCTCCTGATAGTGGAGTATTGTCTGTGATAGGATTTACCCCAAATAGATTTATTGATCCTGGTGCTAAAGGTGCTGCTCCTGTTTGTAAAAGTGTACTAGAAGGTAAATATAAACCTTGATTAAGAGCTCCAAAACCATATCCTGTACCAAAAGAAGCTTCTGTCTTTACATTTTGACGTGATAATACATTTTGTTTTGCTATAAATTCAAAACCATTAGGAGATCTTGTATCAAATAATAATTTTGTTAATCTGCTAACATCATTTGTAGCAGCACTTACTGATTTTAGTCCTCCCCTTAATAAAAAATCAACCCCACTTTTAGATTGAGGTTGTCCATCAAGTTGTTGTTGGAAAGTATCATTTGCTCCTGGTATTGGTTCTATTATATAGGGTTGACCACTTTTACCTTGATCCCATCTATCACCACCACTAGAAGTAAATTTCAACTTATTTAAATCTGTAGTTGAATTTATTAACATTTAGGGGTTTTTATAAAAGATTATCTCTAAGTCTATTTACAATATTTGCTCCACCTTGAGATAAAATAAAGTCATCATAAGTTGAATTAGCACCATATGTGTTAAATCCAGCTCCTGCTGCTCTATCATTTTGGGGACCGTTACCTGGTTGTAATTCTGTTGGTGATGGTAAAGCTGTTGGTCCTGAAGCCCCACCGGCATTATCATATCTAGGTTGAACCGCTAACATATTTGGATCTCCAATATAAGAATACTCTTTATGTTGGGTAGATAATCTTGCTGCTGTAAGTGATGACCCATTAGGTCCAGGACTTGCAGGAGACACAGGGTATCCTAATCCAGATCCATTTGAATTAAATTTATTTTCTAATGATTGCGCCATAATTTTAAATTTTAATTATTTTGTTATAAATATTAACCTATTCCAGAAGATGCAAGTGATAAGTTTCTTCCTACTTTATTACCATCTAATATCACATCTCCACCTGCTTCTACAGCTGATATTAATTTTTTAAGTAAATTATTAGTTTCATTACTACCTCCTCCTCTTACATCACTAGCTAAACCTCCTGGATCTGTAGTAGCAATTAAATAATCTGCTGGATTTGTTGTAATTATATTTCCATCTGGAGAGACAATCCCATCATTCATAGAATCACCACCAGTCGCAAAACCAAATGTATTTTTAGCAGCGGCAGTACCAGCTGAATCTTCTACTTTAGCAAAATCCCCAATTCCAAAAATATTACCAATAGCTCCAAGAAGATCCTGAGTATAACCAATTATTACCCCAAATACTCCTGCTACAAACCCTAAAAGTTTAAATATAGGTAATAAAGTAGTTCCTAAATTAACAAAAGTTTGTTTTAATTGCTCCATAGCAGCATTCATTTTATCCTGAGTTGATTTAGCTTCCATTCTATCAGCTAATTCTCCTTTACCTTCAGCTCTTAATTCTTTTGCTGTCTTATTCATTGTTTCCATATTAAACAATTGATCAGCTACTTGATCTGCTGTCATCCCCATAGCTGCTGCTAAAGCATCTTGTTGAATAACATTCATTTTAGAAAATTCAGTAAAATCACCCATATTTGCAGATAATTCTTTAGCTAATGTTTCAGTATCTCCCATTAAAGCTGCTGCTCTTGCTCTTTCTAAATTTAATTGTTTACCTGTTAGTAATTCAGCATTCATTTCAGCTGATATAGATGATTCAAAATCTAATAATTGTTTACCTGCAGCCGCTACATCTTTCATATTAGTACCTAATAATTTAGCTTGTGTAACTGCTTTCGATATAGCTACAACATTACCACCCATATTAGCTCTCATTTGACCTGTTATTTGTCCAGTTTCTTCTAAAACTGCCTTCATATCAATTTGAGTCTTAGCTTGCATTTGGAGTTGATAACTTGACCCTAATATATTTTCATAATTACTTTCTAAAGATGTACCTGTTGCTTCTGATGCTGCAGCTAAATTAGCTGATGATGTAGCACTAACACCTAATACTTGTTGAAGTTTGGTAGCAGAACCTAAAGTATCTTTTGAAAACTTAGCAATAAATCCTAATTCTTTATTTATAGACATAAATGTCTCAAATACTTTAGTACCAGTTATTGCTATATCACCCGTTCGCATTGCTGCTTGTTGTAACCCTTGGTTAAATGATCTAGCTTCACTAGCATTTAACATCATAGTTTTCTGGAGCTTGGTGGCTTGTGCATCTGCTTTTAAAAGACCTTGTACAAGTTCTACAATTATTGCAAGTGGGCCTAATGCTTTAGTTAATGCTGGTCCTAAAGATTTAATACCAGCCATCATAGATGACATTCCTTTAGGTAATTTTGCTGTTGTTTTAGAAATTGCATCATCTAAACCTTTACCATCTTTCCCTAATAATCCTTTAAGATCTTTTTGATTTGCTGTTCCTTTTTTAGTAAAGTTGATTTTATCAGTAATGCCTAATCTATCCGTCATGTCTTTTGTTACTCCCTTTCCACTTTTTAAAGCTGCTATATCTAACTCTCTTTGCTTTTCCATAGCAAATTGAGTATCCCTTGCAGCTTCGGAAGCATCATCAAACATTGAAGTAAGGGAACTCATACCAGGAATAGCCTTAGATATATCTGACAGAAAACCAAAGGCACTAACTCCTTTACTATTATTTAATCTTTCTTGAAATTTAACAGTATCTTCTAAACCCTCATTAAATTTACTCTGTTGTTCTATAGCATTATTAATTGCCTCTAAAGCTCCTGGATCGTTCTTAAAATCACCATAACGCTTTGCATATACAAGATTTTTAAACTCTTGATCCCCTTGAGCTTTTAAGACATCTAATTTTTTCTTGTCTATTTTAGCACCAGTAAGATTTATTTGATTATATTGATCTGCTATACTAACTAAACCTTTGAATGATTTTTTAGCTAAAGATAATTCAAAATTAGTTTTAGTTAATTCTGAAAGACTGCCTTTAAATGAATCAGAAAAATAACTTAATTCATTGTTAATATCATTAATTTCTCCTCTTAATTTAACTAATTCTTCATTAGCTTTAGCAATGTTTTTTGCTAAAAAATCAGCTTTTTCAACTTTACCTAGTTCTTTTCTAAGCAGTTTAATTTGCTGATTGATTTCATTTATATTCAATTGGCCCATTAATATTAATTTTATTATAAATATTAAAAATTATTATTTTTTAGACATTTTAGTTGTATAGTTTGGTTGAGATTTAGATGGTGTTTTTGCGTTTTTTAAGAATTCAGGAGATGTTACTTTACCATCAGTAGTTACAGACTTAGCACCACTACTTTTTCCTCTTGCTTTTTTTATAGCTTCTGCTTCTTCAGCATAATGATTTTGAATTTTTGTAAAAGTAAATTTACGTAACCATATAGGCATATCATATACCGTATGCCAGTCATATCCACCTTTACCATGAAATAATATTTCGTGAATTTGTGTAAAAAGTGCTACCCTATAAGTCTGCGTCAGGCCAAAAAAACCTGATCCCTATAGGGATCACAACGTCCTCCTCACCGTCTTTAGTTTCAACTGTCACTTTTAAATCTACGTCCGGCTGTGTATCTCTAATGTGATTTCGAAATGATCTAGAATCTCTTGCTAATAAATAATTATCTACAAATTCTCTAATTTCTTTTTTATCTTCGTTTCCATCAACTGATATAATCATTCTTTTAATACGAGTTGAAATAAGTGGATTTGCAGATGCATTTAATTTTTGTAATCCTTTAATTTCTTTATTTACTGCAACTTCATCTCCATGATTTAAATATTTATAAGTAATTACAGTACCTGATGTAGGAAATGTATAAGAATATTCATTTTTTCCATTTTTAAATAAAGATTCATCAATTTCTTTATTATTCATTTTTGATAAATCAGCTTTAACTTGCTCACCCATCCACATAAACTCATAATCATTACCATAACCTAATATTCTTGCTGATATTAACAGTGCATTTTTATCACCTATAATTAAATCATTATAGTTTATATCTTTTGATACTATTAAAGATTGTAATAATTTATCTAATACAGTACCATCAGTAATATAAGAAGTATTTGTTAATATATCTTCTTCTCTAGCTGTCATGTATTTAATTTCAACTTTTCCACTTGATAGTGGATTATCTTCAGGGTAAAGTAATCCTTTTGAAGGTAATTCTACAACTTCTGTTGGGAATTTTGGTTTATCTATGCTCATATCTTTTATTTAGTTATAACTTAATTTCGAGTATACATATATAATGTAAAAAAAAGCTTGACCGAAGCCAAGCTATTCTTTAATATATTTAAAATTTCTTTTAGAAATTTAATACACAGTAATCCATTCCTAATACTAATTGGATATCTTGAGCTTCTGCTTCAGTATCCCAATTAAATCCTTTAAATGTTGCATTTTTAATAAATGCTCCTTTTATAATCCATTCAGATACTACATCACCTACAGGTCCTAATACATTGATAGTTAAATCTTTCTTATAGAAATCAGAGTAACCATCTCTACCAGTAACTGATTCATGATGTAATCTAACCCACTCCATAGTAGCTTGTGCTCCTGATGGTGTAATTGGATCATACAGTGTCATATTTAAATCACCCCATTTAGCTTTTCCTTTTACTTTTCTGTAAGTATTGATGTGATTTAATACAATTTCTCCTTGCTCTAAAGTAATTTCACCAACTTCTTTAATCATATATGATGGTACACCATCTACATACATTATAAATCTATTGGCAACTTTTGGTTCAAAAGCTGTGAAGAACATTTCGTTTGGATTTACTACTGCCATTTTATTATTGTTTTATTTTATTATACATATTATGTTTTATACTTCTTATGATGGAAATTGAGCTCCAGTTGGTAAAATGTTGAAATCTAAGTAAATAAATTCAGCTGTTTTAGTTGGTTGGATATAAATCGCACCTACCATTTGGTTTCTATCAACTACATCTGGTCCATTATTAGAAGCATCCATAACAACTTTAAACGCATATAAACCTTGTCTTTGTTGTACTGACTCTAAATATGGGTTTACTTGTGATAAGAAATTATTTCTTGTTGCTGCTGTATTTTGTTCAAATACTAAATTATCAGCAATTTGTACAATATATGATTTTAATGCTATTAATAATCTTCTAACATTTATTCTATCTAAAGCTGATGCTTGAGATTGTAATGTTTTCTGACCAAATACTACAACTCCTCTTCCTGGGAATGTAGCTATTGGATTTACTTTTCCTGTATATAAAGTATCTCTATTAGTTTGAGTTAATTTTCTTTGTGCTTGTACTACCGTACTTAAGCCACCTCTGTTAATTCCAGCGGGAGCGAACCAAGCTTCACTTGTTCTGTCATTATACGCGTACACACCCGGAATCATCGATGAAGGTACTGTCCATACTAAATCTCTTGTATCAGGATCTATTATTTGTACCCATGGCCAATAAGCTGCTGCATATGAATTATCAAGTGTACCTGCTTGGTCAACTGCTGTTGTAACTGACCCACCTGCATAGCTAACTAAATCTACAATTGCTATAGCATCTCCTCTATTTGCTGTATTATCAATCATTACATTTAATGGAGTAGCCCAATTTCCACTTGAAATGTATAATCCTGGAGCTGATATAATATTATATTGATAATCATCTTTATTAGCTAATACATTAAATGCATCTGTGTAAGATTCTATTCCATTTCCAACTCCATCTTTAATTCCTTGTGAATTTGCATCTGTAATTTTATCATAATATAATTCTTGCTCATATCCAGCATTACTAGTTATTAATGCTCCTTCACCACCTCCAAATGATCCACTTCCTACATCTGGTAAGTAATTTGCGAATGCTGCTTTTGCTGCTCCATTATTATCAAAATAATTTGGAGTAGGCCAATCTACAGCACTTACTCTTACATATCTTGATCCATTACGATAAGATCCTTCTGTGCTTATAAATGGATCTGAAGTTCCAGCTCCATTAAGTGTTTTTTTCTGTGTTCCTACTACTCTTTCTATGTAATTAGATTGTTTTGGATCTAATGATATATTAGGGAATATTTCAAGTATTCTTTTAGATGTTGCTGTATCATTACCTTGTCTAATTATTAAACTAAATGTTCCAGTTGTTGTATCTGAAGCTTGTATTTCCCATCTAATATTATCAGCAGATCCACTATCTAATGTTCCATTTGCTGATTCAGGGGATGTGTAACTATTCATTACAATACCATCAGTTAATGTTTCTAATGTAAAACTTTCTTCATCTACTAAATCAGCATTTGTAAAAGTTATTACTCCATCTGTTGATGGTGTTCCAAAATTAGCTAAAGGAATTGTTACTGAAGCTATGCCTTTGAAATCACTTGTTCCTTGTGTATTTAATTTTACTGATGTAGGTTGAATTAGTAAGTTACTAGATATTTGAGTTGTTCCTGCTGCTGTATCACCAAAAATTGTAAACGTAGTTGCTGGTGAATCTTCTAAGAAAGAAGCTTGACCTAAAGTAAGTGTTACAGTTCCACTACTATATCCTAAATCTGTTCCTGCAAATTCGAATGAATCACCAACTTGGTAATTAACACCTTGAGCAGTTGCTGTTACATTTGCAACTGTAGTATCTATATTATCTGCTCCACCAGCTGCTGCTAATGTTAAAGTTACAGGACCACCAACAGCAGCAGTTAAATTACCAATTGCTGGATCAGTTAAAACTGCTTGAGTAAATGTTATTACTTCATTCTCAACAAATCCTGAGGATCCTACCCCACTAACTTGACACGAAGTAATAGCACCATTGGGATCAACTGTAAGTGATATTGTTCCTCCATTTCCTGCTATACTTGCAACACCACCTGTAGCAGCATCACCAGTAATTGGAATTGCAGCACTTACACCTTGTACATATGCACCAACTGCTACTCCCGTATCACCATAAGTAAATAAATTTGGAGCTATAGCATTACCAAAACTAAACAATCGACCAACAGCTTTAGTAGTTTCTACTGAAAAAGTAGCTCCTGCTCCACCTGCACCAACTGTTGGTGTATTAGGAACTGGAGAAGCTATTACTGCTGCTGCTTGGTTACCTAAGTTTGGTGAAGAAGCAACTATATAAGTTGCTGAAGTTATTGGAGTTGTTTTAATAAATCCTGTACCTAAAGCACCTGCTGCAATTGTAGCTGTTTCACCATCGGCATATCCACTACCTGCAGAAGCTATTGCAACTGTTGAACCTCCATTTGTATAATCATCAGCTACAATTTCAAAATTTGCTGTTGCTGTTGCATTTGTTCCTACTGTTATAGGTACAGCATTATAAGTTCCTGTTGCTACTGGAGTAATATTTGCAGCTATTGAAGATTTTAAAGGTTTTGCTAAAGCATCACTAGTAAATGAACCTAAGGCAGTTGACGTTACTACATCAAATATTGTAGAAGTATATGGTGCTGCAGCTGCAGCTGTACCACTAAAAGCAGTACCTAATTGACCAGTTGAACCCATAGAAGCTGTAAAGCTCCAAGGAGCTGGAGTTAAATCTCCACTTTCTATATCATTTCTAATAGGGTCACCTGGAAATAAACCTTTTGCTGTTGTAGTTGCTTGTGAAAATGATCCTGATGCTACTCTATTTACTATTAACGATGTACCACCATTATTAAAATAATTATATGCTGATATAGAAGTAAAATATGAATATTCATTCGATCCACTTGCAAATGTACTACCAAAAGCTGATAAATATTCTGAGTAACTTGTTACTAATTTAGGGATTCCTACTCTACCTAAAACTGTAGGTCCAACTAAACAAGCTCCTGCTTGTACTGGTTGTGAAGTTACTTGAGATTGATCATTTTCTCTTGCTAATACTCCTGGGGAAATTAATGTTTCTGCCATTTTATGTTATTTTTATGATAAATATACTAAATTTTTTCAAAATTTTATTTACTTGGTAAAAATTCACCTGTTTCTAA